GAGTACATTCATGTGTTTCTCTAATCTACGCTTAACTTCATCAGCTTTAGGCCAATCCTGGCTTTCGAAGAGAAGATCAAGGATGAGAGGAGCTATATTAGGAGCAGCTTGTATTACTTCTGCCATTGATCGAGCCGATTCTTCTCTTCTTGTCGAAAAGAGTCTTGTTCCTGGAACAACATCGTATCTTCCGATAGAGAGATCATTTAAAATAATTGACTCTCCTGTAGAAGGATTAATCTCTTGTTTGTTGATGTCTACCAGAAGCTCATCGTCCTCTTCGCCTAAAATTCTTATTCTTCGCTCGGTATCATAGATTTTCGGTATCAGTTCAATTAGCTGTCTCATAGTCTCAAGAATAGCTCTCTTAAGATTGTCAAAAAAATGAAATACCGCAAAATCGCTCCTGTCAGCTCTAGCTTTAATAGCCGCGCCTGTACGCTCATTAGATCTAGCTCCAAAGCTTGATTCGAACATCCCTATAGTGTCCTGGAGATCGCCAGCAGAGATTTGAAGCATTTGTCCAGCTCCAGTAGGCACAGTAGGAGGGGGTTCTCTCGTAGGCTTTTTTTGTCCTTGAGCATTGTAAAGCAAGTAGGGAAGGTTTTTCTGATTAGCTGAGTTCCACATATCCTCAAAGCCCTTAATCTCTTGAGGAGTTACCAGGTAGGGGGCTTTAGGAGCTAGAGCTACCGTCTCTGTCATATGAGTCCACCAAAAGTTATACGCCCTCTGAGGATCTTTTGCATCTCTGATAAGGGATCTCTTATAAGACTTTCCAGCAATATTAACGTAATCGCCTAGAACTTCGATAATAGGAATCTCACTTCCAGGCCATACCCCTTCTTCCAGAATATCAAACCCTGTTATCTTAGCCCACTTAACTTTCTTAACAGTCTTATTCTTCTTCTGTATAACCATGTAATTAGCTCTCGCAAGAGTTTCTTCTAAAATTTCATCGTTAAGCTCCAGTATTTTAATTTCTCCTGTAGTTGTGTTTAAGCATTTAGCTAGCTCTATCGGAACTTCTTCCTTGTAGAAATACTCAGCTATATAAACTTTTTCAGAGTCATACCAAAGGTTGTTATCTCCCTCTCCCTGAGAGTTTACGCTTACAGGAGCTTTATCAGGATATTTAGCTTCAAACTCATCTATAGGCATTCCTTCTCGTATAAAACCATATTCCCTCTTAGGGTCTAGGTAAACTGAAAATTGATTTTCAATTTTTCTAATAAAAATTTCCTGATCAAAAGAATAATCAGGTTCTTCGGTAGTGATCCTGAAATAGCCAAATCCTCCTGCTACTGCTTTCTCTCCTGCATCCGCATAAACTTCATCAGCTTTACTGGCGAATTCAATATACCGAATTAAGCCTGTATAAATTTCAGCTACTTTAGGATCAGCTTTATCGTCTACGGGTTTAACTTTTCCACCTAAACGTTCATCCCTGGCTCTGTTAGCTACCTGAGCTACGAATTTCCTAAGCTTATTGGAAGTTAAACAAGGTCTATGATCTCTTTCTCTCTCAGCCTTAATTTCACTAGGCCATTGCCCTTCTTCTACGTTGTAAACGAATTTTAGATCCTCTAGAGAAGTAGGTCTGATATGAGACTCTGCGGTAGAGACTATTTGAAACCTAGATCTAGCTAAGGCTAAAAATTTGTCTACGTCTTTTATTGCCATGTTTTACTCCCTTTAAGCTCCCATCCAACCTTGAGGTTTAGGAATACTCTCTTGTTTATGACAGTAAACTCCCCTTCTACCTCTCAGTTGAGGAATATCATCGAAATAGTACGTTATAGCTAACGCATCTGCTTCATCAGGAGAATGCCCTATCTCCTGTTTAATTTTTGCCTTTTCAGCTATCTTCAGCTTCCCTCCTCCTTCGTAGGAAGTTTTAATAGCACTTAGCTCGTCAATCAGGTCTGTATCATCAGGGATTGAGATCAAACCTTTCTCAAACTTTTCTCTCAGAGTCCAATACATTTCTGCTCTCTTGTTGTAGAACTTATCTATATTCCCTGCTTGTTTACGGGAATCTGCCGATTCTACTCTAGATCCAAACTTATCAGCTAAAACTCCGTAAACTCCCCAACCAATACCGATGTTATCTATCCTAACAATATCAGGGCTATCTTCCAGAATGCTCATTTCAATCCAGTTAATTAAAACTTGAGAATCAGGAGTTTTCATTCTAGCTATAGGATAAACTCTCCCTCCCTTTCTCGTTATGATTACACTGTTGTCTCCTCCAGCTCCACAGTCTACTCCCTTTACTACAGGATCAGGATCAAGAGGAATTATTTCTCTGTTTACTGCATCCATGATCCAGTCCATAGGGAAAAGAGTATCTTCATCAACCAGAGGGGGTAAGCCTTTAATTCTGACTCTCCAGGGAGTAGAATTCTCTCCGTATTTAGCTCTAACCCTCTCTATAACCTGTCTGTCAGCTATTTCACTCTCCTCAGCATCCCAACGAAGAGTTACCCAATACTCAGAGTTCTTATACTGAGAGTCTATAGCGTATCCTTTAGAACGAGTAGGGTTAAAAATCATGAAAGCAAAGTTGCAAGGCTGAGTCATAGTACCTTCAAGGGGATGAAAAACTGGCTCTGGAATACCGCTAGCTTCATCTATGACAATCATCATGTAGTCAGCATGAATACCTGAGAGAGTTTCAACTTGTTCCTCTACGCTGCTCTTAGGGCTAGCTGTCTTAGGAAATGCGAACCACTGTTTTCCTTTCAGGTCGTCCTCTACTTCGCTGAAATAAACTTTGTCGGACTGAAGAGTTATCCAGGCTTTTGCCGGAGAGTAAGCCAACCATTTTGCTATCTCACTCCAGAGAACTTTCATAAGCTGATCTTGAGAAACTGAGACACAAGGAATTTTGCAGTTAGGAAAACAGCTTAAGAACCAGATAATCAACCAGGAAGCTAAAGCGTCCTTTCCTAGTCCTTTCCCTGCCATAACTGAAACTCCGAATTTATTATTAAGCTCCACCTCCTTTTCGGTTAATTCTAGTTTTCCAAACTTCTTCAATCTAGCTTGAACTAACTCCGATACCGCTTCGATAGCTTTTCTTTGCTGGTTAGACATGACTATGTTCATTCCAGTTGCTTCGTTGTAGGGAGTAATAATTATTTCCTGGATGAACAGAGCAGGATTAACTATCCAGCGTTTGAAAATATCTTCTCCGATAGACTCAAAACTAGTCTCTTGAGGAGTTTTGTTGTTTGGGTTAGTTCTCATGTCAAATATAACTCCCAAAAATGTTTGCTCGTTGAGAGAAGGGGGGTACGGGCGTACCTTTGGGGGGATAAGAGTACAGAAATTCAGCAAGCCAGTTAGTAAAATCTTAAAGGCTTGCCAATGTTTAAGTAGGGGTTTTAACTAGGGTTTTAGCTAAGTTTTTAGTTAGGGTTTTCATGTTATTATTTTATGAATGAAATGAATAAAATAATAACTAACTAACTAACTAGCTAGTTAGTTTAATTAAATATATATTAATTAATTATATATATATTAAACTAGCTAGTTTAAAGAGAAAGAAAGAAAGAAATATATAAAGAAAGAAAGAAAGAGAAAGAGAGACTACTCAAGAAAGTTTTAATCTCTTCGTAGACTCGCTCAAGTTTAAATTTCACTCCTGACTAATTTTTGAATATTAGCTTCTAAGTTAGAGAGGGGTTAATTCCCCCCCTCTCTCTTCTCGAAATAAAACTGCTCACAAGTACCCTGATAGATCCTAGTTTTGTAGCTGAAGTTATGAGTTAGACCGTCTACAACTATTGCTCCAGAGGCTTTATACTTAACTGGCTTCTCAGTACAGATCTCGTTGTAGATTATTTGGCCGTCAACTACATAAATTTCGTCTAAATTAGTGATTATCAGAGTTGTAAGTATAAGAAATAGCAGGATTATTTTAGTCAGTTTCATAGAAGCCTCCTAATTCTTTAATAATTTTAAGCCTAAAGGCTCTCTTGGAATAAGATTGCCAGGGACGAAAGGGACTGTGTTACTGCACAACACCCCCTTACACGCCTTAATAGCGTATTGAACTGTCTTGTAATCGTCTCCTGTAACCGGAATTGAGCACCTAACCCCTTCAGCTACAGTCTCTACGGGAAAACTAATAAAACTTCCTCCATTCTTAGCCATTTCACAAGTCTCAGGAAGATTATCTACTCCAGAAATCCAGGAGTCGCTAATTATTCTGTCAGCTAAACTAGGAGTAGCACTCAAAATAAGTAGAGCTAGAGCTAAAATTATTAAGTGAAATATGTGAAAATATGTGAACTTTTGTAACTTTTCCTTAATAATTACATTAGCTTTTACTAAATTGATTTTTAAAAATCTCATCATCTCTTACCTCCTTTTCTACCTCTTTTCCTGCAATGCCTATTTTATCTCCCTCCTTTGTACTTAATTTCAGCGTTTTGCTGAATTATGTGATTTAAGTGAAAATTTAACTTAACTAATTATTCTAATAGTTTAACTCTTAGTTTTAATTTTTACCTATAAGAAAAAGTTATATAATAATTAGTGTTGTTTGCTATTTTTATTTCACTTCTACATAGAGTTAGTATTTAGTAAGTCTTTAAGGCGAATCGGAACCATACCCCGCCCTCCTCCTGGTTGTTTAGTAATTTCTTCTCTTTAATTTTTCTCCTCATTAATCCTTCTTGGTCTGGATTACTCATAACTATTTAATATCTTTAGTTAGACTATGGGTTAGTTACTCACAGTTCGAGTAACTCTTAGAGAGAAACACAGCAGCATTTTAACTATAACTATTCAGAATTACTACCGAATAACTTAGCATGGGCTGATCTGATTACTCCAGCTATCCCAAGGTTAGCTGTAGTCTTATTTCGCTCTAAACGCTCGTTGTTGTAGAGAGAGTTAAACCATAAAGCTAAATCCCTTAGGTTAGCTCGCTTGAATTCCGCAGGATCATTAAGCTTTAGCTGTAATCCTTCAAGAAGAAGCTGTTGTAATCCGGCAAAAATTAACGCTCTATTGTTAATATAAAATTCAGTGTCATCTTTTGTTGGCAGCAACATTATAGAATTTATTTTATCCAATCCCCTATTAGCTAATAATATTGAGTCTTTACGCTTTATAACATGTCTATCAAATTTAGTAGTTTTTTCACTATATTCTTGTAATTTATCTATATTATTAGTTAAATCAGTTTCCGAGTTAGCTAGTTTATCTATATCCTTATTATCTTTAGTTTTTTCAGGAGTCCTTATTTCTCTAACTTTAGGTTTAGGTAATTCAGTCATACCAGGAAGAAGTAAATTCCCTCCCTTATTCCGTTTTCTCTTAGTTTTTTCAGTAGTTACGCTCATAATATCTCCCTTCTACTTAACTCTCTTAAAAATGTTTAACTCTATAACTCTTGAAAATAATTAAGATATAAAAATTTTTCATTTTTTCTCTTGACAACAGATTAGGATATGTTAAAATTAATAACATGAGATACTTAAATAAACAGTTAAGGAGGCTACAATGAAAGAAATTAAGTGGAATAAAACAGGAATGAGAATGATTAACTTTGAATCGCAACATAAGACTTTTAATAAATATGTTGTATCTGTATCTCCAGGGCAAAGCGTAGGTGGAGGCATGATAGCATTAATAGTAAGGCCATATAATCAAACCGATTGCAATGGAAGTCAATTTTCTTTTGGCCATTTAAGAAATTTTGACTTAAAATCATTCACTAGAACACACTATCTTAATTATTTTCTGGAAGAAAACAAAAATAAGAAAATCATGTTAAGAGAATTCTATCACTATTCGCATGGTGAAAGAGTTTTGCACGGGCATCTTGCAGAAATAGAAGGGAATTTTTACATCATAGAATTACCGTATGGAAGCCATAAAGACCGAAGTATTATGGAAGAAGCAATAAACTTTTTACAGTAAGGAGGATACAAATGAAAGCTACAAAAGCACAATTAAAGAGCTACAAGAGGATTTGTAAACGTTATGGAGTAACTAAAGCAATATCCAGGGAATTCG